ATGTTCTGGTCTTGTGCCCAGGCATTCATCACAAACCCATCATTAACAGAGATGCAGTAAATATCGTCGATGCCAAGACTACGAAAGTCGTCGTATTTCTCTTCGAATCCAGGTAACTGATAGGCACTGCAAGTAGGAGTGAAAGCACCAGGCAAACTAAACAAGACCACACGCTTTCCATCGAAAAGATCTGCAGATGTTTTAGTTACAAACTCACCATTCTCACGAAATACAAATTCAACTTGGGGGATAACGTATTTTTCTTTACGCATAGGAACCTCCACGCCTTGTCCTTTATTATTGTTAATAATTTTATTATAAATGTCACGAATCATAATCAGAATACTCCAGGGATAATTTGACCAGTTACGGCATAGGAACCCATTGCAGCAATGATTCCGATCATAGCAGCCCAACCATTAATGCGTTCTGCTTTCTCAGTAAAAAGATTTTTCATTTTAGTTTCCTCCAGTGTAAGAATGTTGTTGTTTAAGTTCAGGATTGGGTTGAGAAGGAACCACAGGATTCCTTGATTTATTTTTAATAACGATGAAAGCATCGTTTTGATAACTCACAGTTCCAAAAGGTTTTGCCCATTTTGGATTTGCATCTTGATGAGTTGCAGTTCCTGTTACTGCTACACCACCGATTTCTACAGAGAGTTCATCGTTGGCATCCCATCCAAGTTTTTCGAGGGCAATAGCAAACTGCCCGAGCATACCAGCACTCACAGGTTTTCTTCCTGTTCAGTAAGGATCACACAGTCGCTGGTGGGATATGCCACACAAGTAAGAATAAATCCATCATCGATTTGATCATCATCCAGAAAAGATTGCTCACTATTATCGACAGTGCCACTTACCAATTTACCAGCACAAGAAGAACAAGCACCAGCACGGCAAGAATAAAGTAGTTCAAGACCTGCTTCTTCAGCAGCTTCCAGAATGTATTGATCATCTTCGCACTGAATTACATTTTCAGTGCCATCAGGATGTTGGAGAGTAATGTTATAAGTAGCCATTAGTAAGTTTCAGAAAGTTGATTTACAGAGTGTGCCAGTAAAACAAAAAAGGCAACACTAGTGATTGTAAAGATGATTGATGTCATTGTCAACCCTCAGAAGATCCCGAAGAAGAAGTTGCCAGTGATAGAATAAGAAATGATCCCAGCAACAAAACCGACCATTGCCCAACGTCCATTCATTTTCTCCGCTTTTTCTGCATAGGGTTCAATACCATAACGATCAAGATCTTCCTTCGTCATATACATCGAAGGTTCTTTTGCCCACATATTCATTTGCCCACGATCATTAGTTGTTACAGTCATTTTCGTTTTATTACGAATTGTTACACAATTATATAGGAAAAATAAAGGGGCGTCAAGCCCCCCAACTCAAAATTTTGTTTGAATTTACTGCCCAATACGCCCAACAGCAATCCTTGCTCTATTGAGAACAGAACCACTCAAAGGAACATATCCAAGATCATCAGCAATAGACTGTGCCTTAGAACTCAGAGCATAATTGATAGCAGCACGGATATCATTTGTCTTAGCACCATTGCCAGTCTTATAAGCAAGAATCCAAGTCAAAGTGGAAATTGGATATGCAGTTGCTCCAGCGGGATTTGGATTTTCACCTGCAAGATTTGCATCAAGAGTAATACCATTCAGAGCAGCAGAACCAGAAGAGGCAGTAGGAAGAACAAACTTACCTGCCTTGTTTTGAATTGCTGCAGCCTGGAGTTTGTTTGCCTTTACAAATCCAGTGTTCACATAACCAATCGCACCAGGAGTTTGGCGAATGGAACCAGAAACACCTTCGTTACCTTTGCCACCAACACCAGTAGGCCACTTAACTGCCTTACCTACGCCATAAGTCCAACCACCAAAGGCATCCAGTGAGTTAGTAAAGGCAAAGGTAGTTCCAGAACCATCAGAGCGATGAACCACGCGAATAGGACCATTACCACAATTTGGAAGTTGATTCCAATCCTTAATACGTCCAGCAAAAATGTCTACAGTTTGCTTCTGAGTGAGTTTCAGAGAGCATCCTGGTTTGTTATAAGCAACGGCAATCGTTCCACCCACCATAGGAATTTGAACGACACCACGCTTCACTTTAGCCGCCTCTTTTGGCGAAATAGGTTCATCAGAGGCACCGAAATCGACAGTTCCTGCGACAAATTGACGGACACCAGCACCAGAACCAACGGACTGATAATTAACCCTATCCCCAGAAGTTCGTGCATAATCTTGGAACCATCGTTGATAAATTGGTGCAGGGAAGGTGGCACCAGCACCATTCAGAGCAGGTCCAGCAAGAGCAGCAGCAGGAGCAACAACTAGACCAGCAACAATAAGATTTTTGAGTTTCATAAAAATTTGTTTAGAAGTAAAATAGACTTCTCCAGAATTATAAAAGATTATAAAGGAAAAGTCCACTAAAATTTGGTTAAGGAAATTAAACTGGGTGATACATCAAATTTTGCGTTTTATAAAGTTTAAAAACTTCTTCAATGTAATCGATCATCTCATCAGTAATCACTGGAGAGCATCCAACAAAGAAAACGTTATCAAGGACTTTACACGCATTTGGATAATTTGATGCTGGTTCAAGATGTTTGTATGCAGGATGCATCAGTATATTTCCAGCAAAATAATTACGAGTCTGGACTTTATGCTTTTCTAAAAACTGAACCAAATTTGATTTTCCATACTCAAAAACAATTGGGACACCAAACCAACTAGTTTCTGCGTGTTCTCTTTCATCAATAACACGAAGTCCATAATAATCTTCAAAGATTTTATGTATCCTCTGTTTATTATGACGACGTTTGGTATGAATTTCTTCAAATTTTTCCAACTGGACTGAACCAATGGCACCCTGAAGATCTGCTGGTTTTAAATTATAACCAATGTTCCCAAACACATACTTATGATCGACTATTTCATCATAACCTTCCAACCAAGTATCAAAACGTTTCCCGCAAACTCCACATTCAAGTAAGTTCTGAGGGCCAACGCAATAACAATCTCTACCCCACCAAGCAAAACTACGTGCGATATCAACTACTTCTTTAATATTGGATGAAACCATACCTCCTTCAATCGTGGAGATATGATGTGCAGGATAAAATGAACAAGAAGCAGCAACGGCATTCTTTGTCAGATATTCACCTTTCCATTTACTACCAAGGCTATCGCAATTATCTGCGATTAATTTGATATTATGCTTATCACAGATCTCAAGCAAGCGATCATAATCATAAGGATTTCCAAGAACAGGTGAAGAAAATACTGCTCTAGTCTTTGATGTAATTTTTTGTTCAACCTGATCCAAATCCCAGTTCAAGTCAGAATAATCAATATCCACAAAAACTGGTTTGAGATTATTTTGAAGAATAGGATTAATTGTAGTAGGGAACCCACATACACAGACAATGATTTCGTCCTGATCCTGCCATCCAAAGTATTTTTTAAGAGCAGCAATCATTACAAGGTTAGCAGAGCTACCAGAATTGACCATTACCGAATGATCAAATCCAAACTTTTTAGAAAATTGTTTTTCAAATTTATTAACTAAATCTCCAGATGGCAACCATTTTCCAGTAAGCAATGCTTTAATTGCAGATTCTACTTCACGCCTGTCCCAATAAGGACCAGAGTAGTAGACATTACTTTCACCTTTTACATAGTTATTATTATGAATATATGGAAATAATTTTTCACCATCATCAATCAAACTTGAGATAAAATTCTCAACCTTATTATCTACTGACATAATTCCTCAACAATCTTTTCAAGTGAAATAGTTTGCTCAAAACCAAGTCCTTTTAACTTGGAGTTATCCATCCAAAAGTCCTTTGTCTGAACTATTTGATGAAATTCTGGAGCTTCTTTATATTTAATTTTAGAGTTAGATCCAAGAAACTGTTTAGCAAGGTTAATAATAGCAGATATCTCTGTCGGATATCCACTACCAACATTATAAATCTCATTGAGATTTCCTTTATTGCAGATTAGATTTATTGCTTTACATACATCATCCAAATGCATCACATCTCTCTTAGGAGTTCCTTCATCATAAAGATAGACATCTTCATTTCTCTTTAGACATTCTATCATATATGTCAATGCATTCTTACTTGAAGAAACCTTTTCATCACCTCTACCTAATACATTGCAAAGACGAATGATTCTATAATTTTTATGATATGTTTCACAAAAAGAAATTAAAAGATCCTCTGCTGCTTTTTTAGTAATTGAGTAAAACCCCTTTGGAAAACAATACGTTTCCTCTTTTGCAGGCAATTCAGTTTTACCATAAACAAACCAAGAACTAATAAAATTAAAAGTAATATCCCTATCTCTACAATTATCTAAGACTTCACACAAAACATTTAAATTTGTATTTACATCCAACGTAATGTTATCAAAAACATTATAATTATGAACTGTTGAAATAAAATAAACAATATCATCAGTAATAGGTTCCCGTTGGGTTCTATCTTGAGAAACAATATTCTGGTGATATAACTCAGAATATCTTTTACCAATGAATCCAGTAGATCCGTAAATAGATTGTTTCATATTATCAATAACTGATCTCCATAGAAAAAGGAGGGGTTTTATCCCCTCCAGTTCATTATACTTTCAATTTATCAGAAAGTAAACTTGGTTTGGATTACACCACCCCACTTGGAGGCATTGTCATTCAAACGCTGGTTGTCACTTGCATAGAAGATTGCAGGAGTGATGCTGATATTGTCAGACACCTGATACTTGTAGAAAATTTCAAGCATCGTTGCCTTCTCAAGTTCTTCACCAGTGGGTGCTTGACCTACAGCGATACCTGCAGAGTTGCCCTTAGCAAACACATCTGCCCACTGGAGACCTGCCATCCAAGATTGGCTGTCAGTAGCAGCACTCTCAGTGCCACTTACAGTATTCCAACCATAACCAACGGTGATTGAAGGAACAATACCCGACTTCTCAGGTTGCCAGTAAGCATTTGCAGAGTAACCACTGGAAGTTTGTCCAGGAACAAGAGTACCAGAAGAACCATCTAGACCGTTATAAGTACGAACACGGGTTCCCTGAGTACCATAACGATAACCAAGTCCGATACCCCAGTTAGCACCACGGTAACCGATTTGTGCCATAGTATTCAGAGCACCAGTTTCATCAAATACTCCAGTTTCAGAGTTGTCACCATCTTGGGCAACATAGTTTACACCAGCAACGAAACCTTGCTTGCCCTTTTGCTTCCACATAGCACCGAAACCAGCACCAGTTGCCTTGTTATAGACACCAGGAGCACCAGCAACAGCAAAGAAGTCAAGGATTTCAGATTTGTATGCAGATGGAATCCACGCCATTTCGGTATTACGAACCTTAGCACCAGCAGTTAGAGTAGTGGTGTTGTTGAACGCAGGGAATGAATAATACAGACGATCAAGGACTACATTATCTCCATTATCACTTGAGAAGTTGTCTGCCTTGTCAAGTTTGAACAGTGAAGAAGAAGAACCGAATGGATCAGTGCTGAAGTTAGAAGAACGCAGACGAGTGCGAAGCAGATCCTTACCAGTGAATGAAGTATCAAAGTTCAGACGAACATCATAGTTAAATGCTGTGCGAGTGCTGACATCACTCTTGGTATCATAACCAGGAACACCACCAAGAACGAAAGTTGCTTCACCTTTCAGTTTGGTTGTGGTGGAGAACTGAGTTGCCTCAAGTTCACCAACCTTTGCTTCAAGACCGTCTACACGACCTTTGATAACAGCAAGTTCATTAGAGAACTCATTCAGAAGACGCTTGAGTTCATCGGTAACTTCTGTCACACGATCCAAGCAAGAATTGAGAAGTGCTGCTGCCTCATAGCGGGTCATTGCCTTTCCACCGCCATAGGTGCCATTAGGATAACCAGCAACGCAGCCATAACGCTCTACGAGGTTGCTGAGTGCCTGATATGCCCAATCAGTTGGTTGCACATCAGAGAATTGACTAATACTAGTAACTTGTGATTCTACATATGGTCCATATTGACCAAATGGTTCTGCGAACGCAGCACCAGCGACTAGTGGAGTTGCAGCAATGGTTGCTGCGATTGCGGATTTAAACATAAGTATCTCTATATTTTCTCGCAGAGTTAACCTGCGGATGAATGGAAGACCGACTATCTTCCGATTTAGTTCACGTAACCAAACGAGTAGTTGAGGTTTCGTCACGTTCACTTATTTAGTATAAGGGAAATGGCAAAGATTGTCAACCAACCAAAGGTTCCCAAAATCCATAAAAATCATAATCCAACAATTCATACGGATCGCTACAATGATATTGAGTCCAAAACTTCATAAGACCTTCTACATTCTGCTTATGAAATATTTCTACGTGATCTTGATGAATTCCTGAATTAAAATCATACCTATACGTAAACAGAGGCATTGAATAAGTAACACCAGTATTATAAATTATTTCTTCAGATGCTGCTCTGGGTTTAATTTTTTGATCTAATTTATACTTACTTCCCCTACAATGCAAATTAACAAGTTTTTCTGCATGATGCCTGGTTATCACATAAAAAGCGGCACAAAAATCATTAATTAACCTTGGGTGCAAATTTGCGCGAAGATTTTTAGTACTAGTAATAGAGCACTGGACTACATCCCAATCATAGGGAACCCTAGAAAAAAAGTCTTTCCAAGTAAAAGGCCAGTATTGAACTGTATCAAATACAATATCATCCTCACATATAATAATGTAATCTAAATCAGTTTCATAGTAGAAATGCTTAATAGCCTTCAAATGAGACATTGTGCATCCAAGTTCACCTTGACTAATGAGTTCTGGGAACTTACCTACCAATAAATCACTCACATCATTATCACCCCTAGCATCGACAGCAGAAATTCTAGTGTGAGGAATTTCGTAAAAATCCAACAAACTAGTCATATGTTCTTGTCTATTAGTTTCAGAATCAAGATTGATCCACAAAATGGGTCCGATTCCTTTAAGTTTTTTTCTTACAGTAGAAGTATCTGTCATGGTCTCCCCCATTGTGGATATCTATGATTTTTTAAAAATGTATAATCTACATTTGATTTTTCAATATCGGAGTAACTATTCATTTGCCAGGTTAGATGCGGAATGAACACATATGCATTAATTTCTTTGTGAGACTCTGCATAATGAATATCACATGGTTTGGTTATATCAATTAATTTATCAATAAACCTATCAAAGACTGTAGAGTTAATTGCGACTGAATGTGCTGCTAATGTATACTCACATTTATAAACATGTTCAGATACCTGCTGAAGATCCATTCCATGAAAATGTTGCCCTCCAAGATATAACATATCCCAGTTAGGAGGAACTTCAAGAATATACTGAGAGAACAGTTCATTTACATTTTCATCAAATTGAATATCATCCTCCAACAAAAGAAAATTATTCAATTCCAATTGCTTTGCATACTTTATGGCAAAGAATTGAGAAAGAGCACATCCTACAGCACCCTCTTTAATTTCTGGCGGAAAATCTAGATTCATTTTAGATCCATCAATTCCAGGAATTCTTTCAACTTGCAGAGAATGTTTCTCAAATTCTTCTGTTGCAGATTTCCATCGATCAGGTCTAGAGTCTAAATTAATACAAAAAACTCTATCGAAATATGATACCAAATTCATAGCAATTCCCATCCTTCTAGATAAAGATCTGATGTATTATGATCCATTAGAGATGGTCCAAACCAAATCTTAGGAGCAATTACCTTTTCACTTTTTGCCAACCAAGCTCCCCACCAAGAGAATGAAGAGTTAGCAATTATATGATACTTACATAATGTCATAAGGCACATATCAAAATGAATATCCGATGCCTGAGATATTAAAAATCTATCATTATTAAATATTTTTTGATTGAAGCACCAATCAGAATCATCTGAAAAGATGATGACAGGTAGGTTAGGAAACCTTTTTAATGCCTCTTCATAATATTCTATTGGTTGAGTGGGGTGGTAATTTTGTAATTGTAGATAATCACCTCTTCTAATATGAAGAGAAATGATTTCTCCGCTCGAACCAATATCATGAAAAAACTTGGAACAATAACTTATAAGTTCCTGAGAAAAAGAAAAATCTTTTCTTATTTCATCTTCAATATGTTTAAAGTATTTCTCAGATTGGAAATACCCATATAAGTCTACATTGTCTCCACAACTATTAAAAAGTTCTTCATCAAAGTGATATCCAGATTCTTTGACTATTTTATTATTAAGAACACCTTGATTGCATTGATCCAATCTAAAAGTATTATGAATATTAATAGGACATTTTTTTACATTAGGATCACTGACCCCGAAAAAATTTTCCGGAGGTATACAAAAGTCAACTCCAATATTTGCAGCAATACCTCTTAAAGAAGCATACTGAAACATTTGATTTCCCAATCTACCAAGATTACCTAGATTATTAAATGAAATCATCTTTTAGCAGCGATAATTATATTTTTATGATATCCATAATCTTTATATGCATCTTGAAGTTCAAACCCATCTTCTTTTAACATAGTTAAAAATGTATTGTAGTTTGAATTTGCATTAATGATTGAATTATAAGTAATATATACTATCTTAGAATTTTTAATAATTTTTTGATAGTAATTAATTTGAGTTTCAATATTCAGTTCGGAAAGTGCATAGTTACTAATAAACAAATCAACATCTGTTATATCTTCTAAAGAATTACAAGGACAAAATTCAACTTTAGAAAATACTTCTGGAAAATTTTTTAAGTATTTTTCTTGAACTTTTATTGCCTGCGGCAAATCAACTTGAATATATTTTTCAAAGTCACATAAAACACTTAATGTTTTGCACAATCCCCCATATCCTCCACCAACCTCTACGATTTTTTTAATATCGTATTCTGCACAAAGAGAACTTAGATCAAAACAGTTTTTGACATATCTCAAAGTTGTTGGAGAGATACCTTTATCATCATAAAAACTCAATACTGGATTTCCTATAGAATCATTTTCACAAAATTGTTCAAAGTGAGATTCGAAAATATCTTTACCAACTTTAATAATATGATTATAGTATTGAGATCCTAAGTTTTCATCCACATGCTCAAGAATAACTTGGTATTTTGAATTTGATTTAAAAGTTTCAAACTCACTATCATCTTCTGCAATCTTTTTACAAGTCTCCATGTAATTATTACTATCAATTACACTGACATCCCATCCATAAGAATTGTTCATAAAATCTAACTTAAATAATTTTTATATATGAAGTCTTCAAGAACTTCTATTTCTTTGATTCTTTCCAAATTATCTTTAATAGCATCCATTCTACTATAATAAATTTCTTCAGAAACGTCAAATTCTTCAGTAAGGTCAATAATTCCATCCTTATTGAAATAATTACCAATATCGGGAGTTCCCAAATAAACAGGAATAGTTCCTGTAGCAAAACAATCTAAAATTTTCTCTGTAAAATAAGATTTATAAAATCCGTTTTCAATTACAACAGAAAACATATAATCACATAGACCTTCTTCTTTATTTTCTATTGGATTAAAACCTCTTCCATAAAGATCGACTTGATCACCAATTCTCTGAACCCACTCAAGTCTTTTCTTGTGCCCTTGAGTAAAGTTTTTATTTGATGTAATAAAGGAAATCATTTTAGATTTTGGATAAACTTTAGCATCTTTAATCCAATATCCATTTGCGGGGCACCACTTAAACCTTGGATCTAATTCAAGAAGTTCTTTACTGTGTGTAAAAATATATTTAAAAACTTCAAAATATTTTTGATGATTTTGTTTAACGTCTAAAAATATCCCAGAAGCAACTTCTTTAGATTCATACATCCATCCATATTTGGTCCCCTGAATATCATCAGAAAAAGATTCATTCATCCAACCATCCATGTAAAATGTTTCTGGAAGAGATTTATCTTTAACCCAATCTACACATTTTGATGTTTTTCCGTGAACAGAATATCCAGTATGCCCACCTGTAGTATGAGTGAAAATATCTCCCACCAAATTAATTTTATGTTTCATACTTTATAAAATAATTAAATTAATTCTTTCTTTAAATTTTTAATCGACCTATTTATTATTAAACCTGAGATCATTTTATATTGTTTAATTTTAGAATAGTTTCTTCTTGAGCAACGCAAAATACAGGATGTTTAAACTTTAAAGATCTTACGGTTGAATGAGAATTCATAGAAAAATCGTATTTTTCTCTAGTTTGCATTGACCACAAAACATCTTCACCTTGCCCCCAGACTAAATTTTCTTCTAAAGGAAATTCCATCATAACATCTTTCTTTGCAACCCAATAAGAACCTGATATGTATTGATGTTTTGATAAATGAGTCATATCATAAGGTATCAAACACTCTCGGTTCGATTGAACTATCTCATCCACAATACTGTTATTGTTAGGCCAAATTACCCAATCCCTAAACCTAGTCCCATCTGGATTGACAATTTTATTCATACAAATTTTAAAGTCTTCCCCAAACTTTAAAAATCCTTCATACCATCCAGGCTCAAAAACAATATAATCATGAGTATAAACAATATTTTCATAAGCAGAATTTATTGTAATTAAGTTCTTTTTTCTGGTAATCCAAGACTGTTTTATGGTCTCATCAAAAAAAATTACTTCAGTATTTTTTCTAGAAACTTCACTATTTCCAACAATTAATATTTGATATTCTGGAATATCTTGATTTTCTATACTATTAATAATAAGATCTATATTCTCATCAGAATTTCCTGAGGTGATAATCCCAAAAGTAAATTTCATATCTTTAAAAAAATTAACGTTTTTCATAACAATTTACTTACATAATCACTACAAATTCCATAACATTTGTCTATTTTTAATTTATCCCAATGCAAGTTTTCCCATTCAGGCATAACAATAATAGACTTTAATGTATGAGATTTTCCAGGATATGTCCAAATATAACCTTTACTGGTCAAAGTAAAATCATCCTCTTGATGCCAAAAGTAATTATACGAATCATTATTGTTGACAAAATAATATAAAGATTCAATGTCTTTACAATGAATCCACAAATAATCTATATGTAGAGACATCCACTGTAAATTTATCTCATATTGAGGATTATCATGTCCAAGATAAAATTTATTATCAATTGAACTATACCTTACATCAATCTCAACGTCAAACCCCTGAGAAATTGCTTGTTCAATATACTCAGGATTGTTTTCCTTTAAAGGATCAGGACCATTGATATTTCCCCTATGCGCAATCAATCTCATTCCTTATAGTGCTCCAAGAAATAATTTAGATCTTCAGGAGTTCCAATTCCCCACATTCCATCCTTTTCAATCTCTTTGATTCTAATTTTTTTACCATCATCAATTGCTTCATTGAATACAGGACAAACATAGAATTCATTATTGACTCTGATATCTTTTTTAATCATTTGTTCTGCATATTTTACATAGTCAGAACCTTTCTTCCAATAATAAATCCCAACAGTTGCATGTTCTGAAATTGGTTTCTTTTCTGCAACCTCTTCAACATATCCATCTTCTCCCAATTTAGCATAAGACCACTTAGGATGTGTTGCAGGGAATGTCAGGATACCTCCATCACATTCTCCATTCTGAAAAGCATAAAGAGTTTCATTTGAATCCCAAACAACAAACTGATCTGAGTTTGCCATTACAAGAGGTTCATCATTATTGATGAATTCTTTAGCAAGAAGTGTAGTACATGCGGCACCTTCTGTGATTCCATCTACTTGAACAATGTTGCAATTAGGAGCAATCAGTGGGAGGAGATAATTTAAATTATACTTTTCATAGTGTTCCTTCTGAACAATAAAAGTATAGTTTGCTTTTATGTTTAAATTCTCAACTACTACTTGAATCATTGGCTTTCCCCTAACTTCAATCAGAGGTTTGGGAAAGGTATATCCCTGACTAGCAAATCTACTACCAGCACCTGCCATAGGAATCAGAACATTCATAGTCTTGCTCTCCCATGCAACTTTTTGTTTTGTACCATTCAGAATTTTTTTAATTCTATTGATCTTTTCTTGATTCAAATCTTTTCTATTTTCGACTGCAACCAGATGTGCTTTGCTATCCAGAGCACCTTGTCTACCAATATGACTATCTTCAACAATTACTGTATCTGCTGGAAGAGCACCCAGAGCAGTCATACACTTCCAATACATTGCAGGGAATGGTTTATTCCTTACTACATCCTCATTAGACACATACATGTCTACAAACTCCAATACTCCCAATCTCAATAAAATGATTTTAACAGTATTCCTAATAGAGTTTGATGCCACTGCAATCTTATATCCAGCATCTACAAGTTGTTGGAAGTATCCCATCAACTCATAATCTTTTGCCACACAATCATTAAAGATCTTAAGAGTTGCCTCTTGTTTATCGTTCCAAATACGATCATAAAGATCTACAGGCAAACCTTTATGCTTAGTAAGAAGATCTAACTTTGCCCTTGTAGGAAGCCCATCATAGACACTAACATGATCTTCTCTACTGATAGCATATTCCTCTCCAAGTGCTTGGTTTAGTGCTTCATAATGATAGTCCTTACTATCAATAAGGACACCATCTAAATCAAAGATTACTAGTTTGCTCATTCTTATACCATTGATAAGTTTCATAAATTCCCTGACGAATCCCAATTTTAGGACTCCACCCAAGAGATTTAATTTTGTCTACATTTAAAACTTTTCTAGGAGTTCCATTTGGTTTTGTAGTATCCCAGTTAATACTGCGGTTGTATCCAACAATATCAGCAATAGTTTCTGCCAGTTCTTTAATAGTTATATCTTCACCAGTCCCAACATTAATATGTTCAGATTCATTATAATTTTGCATACAAACATAACATGCTTCTGCAAGATCATCAACGTGCAGAAACTCTCTCATAGCAGATCCATCACCCCAAAGTTTCACTTCCCAATGCTCACTATGATCGAGAGCAGAATCAAACTTAGCAATCATAGCAGGAAGAACGTGTGATGTCTCTAGATCAAAGTTGTCATTAGGACCATAAAGGTTCGTAGGCATCAGAGAGATGGCATTAAACCCATACTGCTGACGGTATGCCTGGCACATCATAATGCCAGCGATCTTTGCAATCGCATAAGCATCATTAGTCGGTTCCAGAGCACCAGTCATCAACTGATCTTCGGTGATAGGTTGAGTTGCAAACTTAGGATAGATACAAGATGAACCAAGGAACAGAAGTTTCTTTACACCCCACCGATAAGCAGAATCAATAATATTCGTCTGAATACGGAGATTCTCAGTCAAGAAATCTACCTTATAGTTATTGTTTGCCATAATACCACCAACCTTGGCAGCGGCAACAAATACATAATCGGGTTTTTTAAGTCTAAAAAAAGTATCAGTCTCTTCTTGATCTGTAAAATCTACAGATTTACGAGTCCCTTTGATGATGTTGGTATAACCTTTACCTTCAAGATTTCTCACGATTGCCGAACCAACCATTCCGTTGGCGCCAGCAACCAAAATCTTACTATCAAGTTTCATTAGTACACATTTCCTCAACTAATTGATCAAATGAAATTTTAGGTTCCCAACCCATTTTTTCCTTTGCCTTCGTGGCATCACCTAATAAAGTCTCTACTTCAGCAGGTCTAAAATATTTAGGATCCACTATTACACGCACTAATCCATTATTTTTATCAATTCCAACCTCAGTTCCATCTTGACTGAACTGCCACTCAATATCCATTCCAAAGTAAGGTGCTGCTTTTTCAACAAACTCACGAACTGAATATTGCTTACCAGTTGCAATAACAAAGTCATCAGGTTCATCCTGCTGGAGCATTAACCACATTGCCTCAACATAATCCTTAGCATGACCCCAATCACGAAGAGCATTCAGATTACCAAGTTTCAGAACAGTTTGCCTGCCCTCAGACATTGCCTTAAGACCCCTTGTAATCTTACGAGTAACAAATGTCTCACCACGGCGAGGAGATTCATGATTAAAAAGAATCCCCGTGCAAGCATACATTCCATATGCCTCACGATAATTTTTAACAATCCAATACCCATAAATTTTAGCAACTCCATAAGGACTTCTTGGATAAAAAGGAGTTGTTTCTGTTTGAGGAATTTCTTGAACTTTACCATAAAGTTCAGAAGTAGATGCCTGATAGATACGAACTTTACTTTCCATTCCTAGAAGACGAACCGCTTCAAGCACACGAAGAGTTCCAAGACCATCAACCATACCCGTATATTCAGGAATCTCAAAAGACACTTTTACATGACTTTGAGCACCTAAATTATAAATTTCATCTGGTTGAACTTGTTGGACGACTCTTACAAGATTTGTCGAATCCGTAAGATCCCCATAATGAAGATGAATACGATTATAAATGTGATCAATACGATGAGTATTGATCAAGGATGCTCTGCGCACAATGCCGTGAACTTCATATCCTTTTTCCAAAAGAAGTTCGGCAAGATAAGACCCATCTTGCCCTGTAATACCAGTAATTAATGCTCTTTTCATAGAATTTTTTGAACAAACTGATTGACGATTTCAATTTCTTTTTTCAGACCATTATTCATACCAATATCGAACTGTGGATTATATCCAAATACAGTATTATACATCGGATGAACGCAGAATCCATTATCAATATAATAGCACTTTTTGCTATAAGCATTCTTATATTCACTCAAAGGAACTTCATCAAATCCGTCATTTGGAAGTTGTAAAATTTTACGCCAATCTTCAGTTTTAAACGCAAAAATATTATTTGTAAAATAAGGACGATTGAACTCTTTTAATGAATAGTCTTGTTTACTCAATAACTTATCGATAGTATTAAGAATATACTCATTTAATAAAAGTTGTGCTTCAATCGAAATACGAACTGGATGAATACCTCTATAATAATGATTAATATCTGCAACGCCTTTATAATAATCTTCAGGATTCCATTCTTCAGAATCTACAGTGTATTTGTTCAATGAGGTATAATCAACTCCCCAAAGATTATTGGGCATATGACGATTCTTAAACAAAGAATATAGTTGTTTTTTCACCTCACTATCTTCAACATATGCCTCAATAAATTCATCAACAAGAGGAATATTAGTAGATACTAAAGGTGATAAAAGTAGAGTATCTGGATCGTCAAGGATATGAATATTCTCAATCATATAATCCCAGACATGATTGCTCATAAAACAATCTTCATCTAATTTTACTGAATATGGATTTTCATCCTTACTTGCAAAATGCGATTTAGCAAGATAATTACCGCCGTAAGGAAAAATAATAGCCTGGGAATCTATATCATTTCCAAGGTAATCTAACCATGACCTATCATCCGTAGCAAGAACATTAATTTTGATTTTCTTTTTGTTTTCTGGTTTAATTTTATTCAGAAAATAAGATGTCAGGCGCCAATACTCAATCGGCCTTGAATGTGGTAAATAATTGATCGTTATAGACATAATTAATTAGTCGATTTTTAATGAATATTTTTCTAAGAGTTCAGGAGAATATTGCTTAATATCTTTAATATTATTTTCTTCTCTTTTTGCTTTTTCAAGTTCATAAACTCTATTTCTAAGCTCAGTAGTCGAATATTGGTGTCTCCTCAAATGATAGTGAATTTCTATATCATTATCAATACAATATTGTTTTCCAGTAAAATCAATATCTTTATATTCTTCACTTAAGAATCTGATGTGAAAAGTTTGAGTCTTAATTAGATTAAGAAGATCTACTTCAGTATCATAGACAAGAATCTCATCAACATATTTACACCCATGCACTTGGGCATATCTTTCGTAAATGGATTGCACTGGTTTATTTTTTAAACCAGGCCTATCAATTGTAGGATCAATCTGAAGTGCCACCTTTAAATAGTCACACATCTCTTTTTCCATTTTAAGCATTGTGACGTGCCCTGCATGAAAAAGATCAAAACAACTGCAATTAAACCCGATTTTCATATTATTACTTTTTCTTTTATTATACTAAAAAAGGTGGGTTTATGCAACCCACCTCAGTAATTCAGGCTCGCCACCAATTCTTTAACTGGAAATTGGAAACCAGGCGGGATTACCCCATCCGCACCACTTGCTCTTGAGAAAAGCAAGAAAACAATAGGGTCATACTTGACTCCACCAGTTCTGTTATAGTCCATCCGTGACTAAGGGGTTTGCTCCCGACCAGGGCAAGTTTTAAGTCTTTCCGAGACTATTCTTCATCCCCATCATCTTTAATATAACAAGGAACTCTATCTGGATCTAACCAACGGGCATATTGATGGTCTTCCATAGCAGTCAAACACTGCATTTGATTATCAAAAAGATAGATATCATTCCATCGTTTTGTGTATTCATTTTTCTTTTGAAGACGATAATCTGGGTTGCCGTTTAGTTCAATAATACCAACTTCAACAAATCGATATTCTTCACGTTCTAAAAGAACTTTTGTCATGCAACCTCAACAGATTCTAGATCAGCAAGGACGTATTCCATAAGCATATCATAATCATCCAAAGGATCACCAGAGAATACTACACCTTCTTGCTCATAAAAACGACGAACTTTTTTAAAGAGTTTTGGATTCTTTACATCAAGATAGAAATCGCCATTTGCAGCACCACGAAGGGTCTGAACGTCTTTCTTAAATTTAGAAATGAGAGTCATTGTTTTGAATGTTGACCTTAGTATTATAAGGGTTTGACTGAGAGAAGTCAAGGTGGACA